CAGAGAAATCCAATATTTCTAAACGAAAGAAGGAAAACTCCGATCTCCCTGTGAGGGGAGAGGTCCCTGAAAAGGAACCGAACCAATCATTGACTGGCACGCGTCGCCGTTCACGAAGAAAGCGACAGTTGTTGGCACAATCTAAGGCCCCAATAGGTCCTGGATTGGAAGTTTTACGAGGAAGCGCAGGCAAAGCTGCATGTTACGGATTTTACTCCTCCCATGTCGGCCTTACTGAGGCGCCACTTCACCCCTTGTTTGTCCATCCGGTTGGCTTACTTGCTAACGCAAAAAGCTTAACCTGGACAGGCAAGAGTATAATTCCTCTCGGGAAGCAGAGATACATCCAAACTCACTATGAAGTTTGTAAGGGTGTACCGGCTACTTCACTCCTCGCATTATGGGAAAGTGATCTTCTGCGTTTAGCAGCGTCCCTTCCTGATGGAGATGTCGCTAAGACTATCTTCTTCAAGAGGTACAGGATCCTATCCTTTATGCGAGCAACTTGGGATGCATTAATGTTGTCATTCCAGGCTGTGAGGTATTTCCGAAACAAGAGAGGCCTATCATTCATGTTAGATTCTAATCAACGTAGAATGGTAGAACGTCTCCGAAACAATCTGGTTGTAAAACCAGTAGAATCGGCCTTGTTTCTAAAGGGTGTCTTTACGGAGGCTCGGACTTGGTACTATGGCGGAGAATATCCAGCACATAAGTTAGCCAGGTTCGAGACAAAGTTGGATGCACTTCATTTCTCTTATGGGAAACGAAGTTTGCCTCCACCTCCAAAAGACTTATCTCTTCTTACAGAGTTCATACAGCGTATAACTGAAGAACCTGTGGAGGAGGTCCCTGATTGGAGAGAATTCATAAAACGCTATTTAGCGAGATTCTCCCCGAGGTCGGAAACCAGACTTTGGACACAACCAACGTCACACTCTTCACTTGGATACCTACGTAAAAACGGAGGTATGGTGAAGGCTGTAGCTGATCTTGTATGCGTGGGGAAGGTACTTCAGAAGCTAGATACTTCTTACTTTACCGGATCACGCATGCTCCAAAGAAACTGGGCTCCGCATCCTGGCTTTGATCGTAACAACCTAACATGGGCGTTAGATCAACTTACTTCTTCGATGCCGCTTGACAATTTAGAAAAGCTGGCGCCGATGCAAGCAAGCCACCAAGATGCACTCTGGCGCGCTGTCGAGTTTACACTGGATAGAATGGATTATATTCCTGTTCTTCCCTTGTATGCTGACGAAAGAGGTATGAAGGTTAGGTATCCTACATGCACTCTTGTTGCCGCCAATCTCGTATACCAAGTTCTGCGTAGAGCCATTGATGCTTATTTGATCAATGACCCTGCTGTCTCCAAAGGAATGGGTGGCACTAAGACGATTGACACGTCGAAGTGCGACGGTCCATGGTACTCTGCCGATATGACAAAGGCCACAGACCAACATCCTTTCTGGTTGACTAGGACAGTATACGAGGAAGTAGTCGCTCGAGATCCAAGACTTACTAAATATAGTAAGTGGTTCGAGAAGCTTTTTGGTCCGAAGAAAATTCTAACAGGCCAAAGCCGCGACTATGTCCTCCTCCAACCGGACTTTACCTTCCCTACCCATTTTAATCCTAGGACTAAATATGCGTGGGAGGGTGCCGAGTGGAAAGAGGCAGTACGCTTCTATGATAGGTACGTATCCTGGTTGGATACATTACGTCTCATGGAAGCCCCGTTGAGTACACGAGGTGCAATGATGGGAGACGCGACAAGCTTCCCTGTCATGCCCCTCGTGTCAAGGTACTCGATGGAGAAAGCAGGAGTCAAAAAGGCCTTATTGACCGGTGATGACGCAATGCTATCTCAGTGTACGCAGGAGAAGAGAAGACGGTTTGATAACGCCGCTATCTCTCTTGGAGCAACGCCTTCCGATAAGGTCGGTTATTTGCATCCTCGTAAAGGTTTGTATTGTGAACAACCATATGAAAATGGTGTTCCAATCCCCTTTATCCCTACGTCCATATGGGTCGCTCCTCCAGGAGGGTCTAAGAGCCAGTGCAATTGGTATAACCAAAATGTAACAGCCTCAGACTTTAACTCTTTGAAGGGCTGGTCAAGACGGATGGGCTTGCAAAAGTATTCACCTTATTGGCGATACATTAATGCAGCTTACCATCTTGGCGTACCGGTGAGAGAGGAATTGAGAGACGGAGGTGTTCTTAGTTATGAATACCCCCATGCCTCAACCCGCTTCCACCAAGAATGGTTGACATACTTATCTAACCTCGACATAGTCAAGTGTTCGGTAGGTACTGGTCTTAACCCGATTCCTTCAGGACCTTCGCAGGTCGTCCAACAGCTTGGCGTGGCAACACTTAATTTAGTGACTGCGCAAGACAAGCAACTCCGTCTTCTTTTAGGGAAGATCAGAGCAGGAGACCCAGAAGTAGAAGGATTGACGGAAAAGGACCTTGATCAACCATTAGTAACTCAGGAGGCAACATACCCCACGTTAACATCGTTAACGAAGACACGGGGACATGTACCATATAATCCAGGGAAGCGTTTAGGCATTAACATGCCAAATCTAACTTTCCAGGAATATGTCCTGAAACAAACTGCTTCTGCAGCCACATGGGAGTTCTACTGGAGAGCTCCTCTTGATCCTAGCGATACCAAGGCACCTTCCTTACGGATGGTAGCCGATAGGTTCGCAAGATCAGTATCCTGTAAAGTAACCCACAAGGGGCACTACAGGAACGTGATGGC